GGTTACCTAGAGAATCAAATTGAATCCACTATTAGGATTGTAAAAGAACATAAGCCTACTCACATTGTATTTCTAGGTGACATCTATCATCACAGGAAGCCTACGCCTGAGGTCATTGTGGCCGTTCAGAAAATGTTCTATGCTCTTAGAATGCTAGCAGAGAGTATTTACGTACTAAGGGGTAATCACGATTCACAGAATAGAAACGATGATGGCTTAACTGTTTTGGATACTTTAGAATGGCCTCACTCTTCAGTGCGTGTAGTGAAGCATACTATCCTGGACTCAGACTTAAATTTCTTACTTATACCTCATTACGAAAATGAAGAAACGATAAAGGACCACCTACTTCGAGCACCTAATGAAAATACAGTCGCTTTTGGTCATTTTAGTTATTGCCCTGCTCATCTTGGTATTCGAGGATTCCATTCTGACCTTACCTTAAAGAGTTTCCCATGCAGAACCATTCTAGGACACATCCATAAGCATCTTCAAGATGAACACGTAACGCTCCTAGGAACTCCATGGTCTACAAACTTTGGAGAAGCTGACAACGAACATTACGTGGGTGTATTGGAGGAAACCGCTCACGGCTGGGGTCCTCTTAATAAGTTTAAAGTAGGATTTGGACCTCGTTTTTATGAAGCACCCTTTGAAGCTTTAGACGCTATGTCTGATGAGATATCTGACTCAAACTATTTTACGTTGCTTCGTGTTACCATAGATAAGTTTGCTGATGAGCCTCCTTCTTTCCTCCGGGCCGACATTGCTAATAAGTTTAAAGTGGCTTATGTAGACTTGAAGTTTCAACCCGTGTATGATGATATGCTAAATGATCGATTGTCCGGTTACGACCCTAACATACCTTTAAATGTTATTGATGCTGATATAATTGGAAAATACATTGAAGAGCAATGTTCTACAATACCAAAAATCAAGCTTGAAGAGGGATTGAACATCATTAAAGAATATGCAGATCAAGAAGCTAACAGCTAAAAACTTCTATTCTTTTAAAAGTCTAAACATAGACTTTTCCGAGATTACGGGCATAACTAGAGTGCTCGGCAGGAATAAAGACAGTGGAGGATCTAACGGTGCTGGGAAAAGTGTATTGTTTGAAGCCGTAACTTGGGGAATTTACGGAACCACTATTCGCAAGTCTACAGAGTCGGCCCTGGTCAACGCTCAGGCTGCTAAGGATTGCTCTGTGTCCGTTCTTCTTGAAAAGAAAGGTGTAGGTACCGTTCTAATTACGAGAGCTAAAAGGCCATCTTCTTTGGATGTTGAGATTAATGGAACCCTGATTAACAAGGCTACTGCCTCTCTAACTCAAGAGTATCTTGAGGATATTCTTGAAACTGATTATAAATCTTTTCTAGCGTCTGTAGTCTTCGGGCAGCATTCTACATTTACATTTTTAGATTCTACCCCCGAGGATAAGCGTAAGATAATTAAGAATTGTTTTAATCTTGAGGACATTTTTTCTAAGCGTGCATCTGTTAAGCAATTAAAGTCTTCATACCAGGGTGAACTTAAAGTAGTTGGAACCCTACTTGCTAATCTTGTCAATGAGAGGGATAGCCTAGAGGCTGAGGTGCCTGATGAAAGGTACAAGTTGATAAAACTCCCTAGCTTGGAAAACATACTTAAATCTGAGAGTAAGATTAGTGAGAATGAAAAGAAAATTAGAGATCTTCAACGAGGATTAAAGAAAAATCGTGATAAGCTCAGGAGAATCAACGATTCCATCAAGGAGGGTGTGTATGAAGATGAGAAGGAGTGCCACGTCTGTAAGAGTACTTATACAAAATCTCAAACTAGGAAAGATGTAACTACCTTAAAGAAAGAATCAAAGGAATTAGCTCATCAAATCAAAGAATCGGAGATTGTCGTTAAAGGTCTAAGAGACACAAATGAGACAATAATACCTAAGATATCTTCATCCGAGTGGGCAAAATACAATAAGAAAAATAAACAGATTGAAAACGCTCAAAGCAGTATACATAGACTATCCCAAGTATGCTCGCAGTTAGAAGAATACGAACTCAAGCGAAGTGAACTTGATTCTTTACTTGAGGTTATGAAATTTTGGGAAATAGCCTTCTCGGAAAAAGGACTTACTCGTTATATTATTAGGAACATCTTGGACTACTTCAACTTGCGAACTAATGAGTATATTTCACTACTGACCAACGGTCAGTTTTCATTGGAGTTTAATGATGAGCTATCCGAAAGTATTTTTAACAACAACGTAGAAACGAGATATATTTCTTTATCTGGTGGTGAGAAAAGAAAGGTTAACTTAGCTATAATGTTATCCCTTCAGGATCTTAGCTCAAAGATTTCGAGAACTGATTGCAACCTTTTGTTTTTTGATGAGGTTTGTGATAATATCGACAATCCGGGCATCTTGGCCGTAAACAATCTTCTTCGAATGTTAGAAACCCAGAATCCCGAGAAGAAAGTTTTAGTAATTACTCACAATAATTATTTACAGGAACTTCTGGGAGACACTCAAGCGATAACAGTTAGAAAACACAAAGGAATCAGTAAAATTAACAATGGTAATTAAGCAACTAGACAGTTTAGGACAAGACATCTTTATGCAGCGTTACGCCTACCCAGGTGAAACGAAGTATTCAGAGAGATGTAAGGCGATGGCGAAGCATGTAGCTTCATCGGAAAGCGAGGATGAGATTGAAAAACAGGAGAAACGCTTTTACGATGCTTTAAGTACGGGTGATCTCGTCCCTGGTGGGCGTATCATTTATGGTGCTGGCCGAAGCCACCAGAATTTGCTTAATTGTTATGCGATTGAACCTGAAGATAGTGTAGAGTCTATTGGTAAGACTATTCAAGATATGTATCGCATCTCGTGTGGAGGTGGAGGCATTGGCTTTAACTTCTCTAAGCTTCGTCCTAAGGGCGATGACATTGGGAACGTAAAGAACTCTGCTCCTGGCTCTGTATCTGTGATGCAAATGATTAACGAGGTAGGAAATCATGTTAAGGCAGGTAAAAACAGACGAACCGCGCTTATGGCAGAACTTAATGTGGATCATCCTGATCTACTGGACTTTTTGCACATTAAGCTGGATCTTTCACAACTAACAAACTTCAACATTTCAGTGGCTATCACTGATAAGTTTATTGAGGCTTGCGAAAATAATGACAACTGGGAGTTTAAATTTAACAACAAGAGATACAAGGTATTTCAGACTAACCGAGTTTCCAGCGATGGAACTAGCGAAGTCATCAACATTGTTGCGCTCTCTCAAGAGGATGCCTTAGAACGTGCGAAGCTTCATCATCTTAATCTTTGGAACGATACCTTTGAGGATGTTCAAGAGGTTAACTTCAAGGCTATTGATCTGTGGAATCGTTTGTGGGAGAATGCTGTCAAGTCTGGTGAGCCGGGTATTTTCAACCTATCTCTTACTAACAGATACACCAACATGTCGTACTTCCTTAAGATGAATGCCACCAACCCTTGTGGTGAGATTCCTTTGGATTCATACGCTAACTGTTGCCTGGGCCACATCAACCTTTCCAACATGGTAAATGAAGAAGGTGATGACCTAGATTGGAACCGTCTTGCTAGAACAATTCGAACGGGTATTCGTTTCCTGGATAATGTCCTTACTGTAAATCACTATCCTTTGGATGAGTGTAAGGTTGCGGGTGATCGCTCTCGTCGTATTGGTCTTGGGACCATGGGCTTACATCACATGTTGATCAAGCTAGGCATTAAGTATGGAACTGAGAAGTCGATTGAGTTCATTGATAGGCTTTACACTACTATCCGTAACGAGTCTTATCTTTCGTCGGTTTACCTTGCTCGTGAGCGTGCCCCCTTCCCTGAGTTTAGCTACAAGAAGTATCTGGACGAAGAGTTTGCTAAGACCCTACCTGCTCGTATCCGAATGCTGATTAAGGAGCATGGAATTCGCAATGCAGTAATGCTCACAGCCGCTCCTACGGGTACAATTGCTATGGTCCACAACGTGTCCACGGGTATTGAACCTATCTTCGCTCCAATGTATAACCGTCGTTATCGTGAAGGTAATACTTGGAAGTCTACTCTTGTTCTTGATCCCTTGTTTAAGGATGAGTTGTTGAAGGGTAATAGTGGTCGCCATGTTGTAGGTGCTTACGACATCACCCCAGAGCAACACATGGCAGTTCAAGCCTGTATCCAAAAATACATTGACAACGCCATTAGCAAAACCATTAACCTACCTTCAGATGCTGATCACGATCAGGTTTCAAAGATGGCTTTGAAGTACGCTCCTTACCTTAAAGGTATGACTGTTTACCGTGCTGGATCTAAGGGTATGGAACCTTTAGAGGCTTTACCTCTTACTGATGAGAATATTGCTATGGCAAGGAAGCTTATTGAAGAGGAGCAAGTAGAAGCCTCCGTAGGAGTTGAAGCCTGTGTTATTGGCGGGGAGTGTGGATCCTAATGGTTGAGGCAATTTTAGAAACTTATAAGTGCAAGAAATGTGGTCCTTGTTCTGTATTTGTAGAGAGGTCTGATGAGACTGGGCTATTCTATTACGAGAAAAGAGTAGGTAGAAAAATTCATGAGGACAAGGTCCCAGAGCATGACGGAACTGAGGAGTGGTCATACCATCCTGATTGGCACAGGGATTCAACTTATTGGCATAAGTATGTGAGGGAGTGGTCTATGGATTATTTTGACACCATCGAGTGCCCTACCTGTAAAAAGGAGACCGAAAAACGAGCTTCAATTTATTACTTTAGTGTAGGGGCTGGTCGTAACTCTCATCAAGCATTGAAGGAGCGTCTTCGATATGCTCACGAGGGCATGGATAAGAAGCAGGCAACTAAGTTCTATGAGGAATCAATTGAAGCTTCTAAGGAACGTCAAAAAACTGGTGAAGAACATTACAAAAAGATGGTTCCAAACTTGAAGCAGATGGAATCTCAGGGTAAGATCAAGCGACTTGATTCTAAAACCGCTGAGACAACTAGAGAAGGTCTGAAGCAGGCCAACATTCAATTAACTAAGGATGGAAAAATTGGTAAAGCGGCTAGGAAGAAAAGGTAATTTGACGAACCCTAATCCTATTATATAACATGCCCTACCACATTTCTGATAACACCAAAAAAGGGTGTTTGTATCTTCTCAAGCACGATCTAGAGTTCTTCTCTGAGATCGTGCCCCTTCTAAAGCCAGAGTTTTTTGACTTCCCCGCCTACAAGAATATCTTTGTAGGTGTGCGGGAATACTACGATAAGTATCGTAAAATTCCTTCTGATATTGCTCTAGTAGACTTTATCGCAACCAACGTATCTGGCTCTGATCCCGAGGGTATTGATTACGAGAATACAATCTCAGAAATTAACACCTTTGATAAGTCGTGCCTTGGGGATCGAGATTTTATTCTGGACACCGTTGAAGAGTTCGCTAGACAGAGGGCGATGGAGTCTGCAATTAGAAAGGCTGTTGCAATCCTTAACAAGGAAGGGGATATCGGTCAAGTTGAAGAGCTTGTAAAGAATGCGTTGATGGTTAATAGGAACATTGATGTTGGTCAAGACTACTTTACTGACATCGCTGATCGAATTTCTCGCTCCTATGAGGAAGACAATCGTGATAGGATTCCAACGGCATTTAGGACTCACAATCGTAACCTTGAGGGAGGTCTTTCTAGGAAGGAACTCGCTATGGTGGTAGCCCCTCCAGGGGTAGGTAAATCGCTTTACTTGGTAAACCAAGGAGCCACAAGCCTCATGCAAGGGCGAAATGTATTGTATGTTTCTCTAGAGATGAGCGAGGATAAGATTGCAGGTAGGTTTGACTCGGTATTGACATACCTTAAAAATACCACCCTAAAGCAGCCGCAAACTCAAATAAAGCTTAAGTCTAGGTTGAATGAAGTTAAGATTAAAAGCAATGGAAGGCTCATCATTAAGGAGTTTCCTACCGGGGGCTGTAACGTCAATCAGCTTAGGGCACTTCTTGTACAATTAAAGCTACACAAGGACTTCACTCCTGATGTTCTAATTGTGGACTACCTAGAACTTCTTCGGCCAAATCGTCTAATCGATTCTGAGTATCAGGCGCAACAACGTATCGCTGAAGAGATTCGAGGATTAGGTGTTGAATACAACTGCTTGGTCTGGACAGCGTCTCAAACTAATCGACAAGCTCGTAAGGTTCCGATTATCACTGATGCAGAGCTTGGTGACTCCTATGGCAAAATTCGTCCTTGTGACTGGGTTATCTCCCTAAACCAGACTCAGGAAGAGTATGATGAAGGAGCAATGAGGGTATTTGTTATGAAGGCTCGGGACTCTAAGCAGCACTATCTAGTTAATATTGGTGTAGATTACTCAACTCTACAAATGAAGGAACCCACCCATGAAGAACAACAGTCCGTCTGACTTTCCTTTTATTAAGGAAAAAAAGCATGTCTACAATAAATTTATCGACAAAGAGGTCGGTGAAGTAAACCTTGGATGGGCTACCTTTACCTTTGAGCTTCATTCTGACCTCCAACAGGATGACCAGAAGGTTGACGGAGTATGCCTTTGGGATGAGAGAAAAATAAAATTAGACATGGGTCTCTCTGATATTGATGCCCGAGAGACTATAATTCATGAGATTTACCACTGTATGCTTGAAGGAGCAGGTTTGGACGAAAAGAACTTTGACCAGCAGAGAATGTTCTTGACCAACGAACAGCTTGTGGTAGCATTATCAAAGCAGACGATGACTCTGCATCACCTTAACCCAAAACTATTCGCAACTATCTATGCTTGATATTGTAGAAACACAGCCAGAAGCTCTAAACCAGGAAACTTATCAATATATTGTTGATATTGTCTCTAAGGTTGCTCGTGACCCTAATACGGCTGCTGATCAACTTTCTAATATTTCCTCACAGTATGCCTATTATTATGGTATAATGATCCGCACCAAGAGACTTCTGGATGATTGCGAGGACGCTTTGGAAAACTTCAAGGCATCTGCTCGGACATCTAGGAGGGATGAGGGCGTTAAGCTCACCGCTGTTGCGGCTGAGGACTACGTTCAATCTCTTGATCTGACCAATGATTTAAATGACCAAGTTCGTCGTTCTAAAGAAAGCTACGGATATGCCAAGGGCATCTGTAATACTTTGGAGATGAAGAAAGACATGCTTATCCAGCTATCCGCTAACAGTCGGCAGGAATCTAAGCTTTACCAATAACTTGTTAGCACTCGATTGCAAACCAACAGCCTAAAGGAGAATTACAATGGCAAAAACACTAGCAGAATTACGTGAGATGCACAAGAACATGAACTCGGATACTAAGAAGACCGCCGGGTCTTCCAACGGGTTCTGGTCACCGAAGGAAGGAGACAACGTTGTCCGCTTCCTACCTGGGAAGGAGGATTCCCTAGACTTCTTCGTAGAGACGAAGCTTCACGCATACCAGGATGACAATGGTAAGTGGAATTACTACAAGTGCCGTCGCACTGAGCATGAGAAGTGCCCAATGTGCGATATGTACTATGATCTGTGGAAGCGTCACAACGAGCAAGGGCTAGGTCGTGATGATGAAAGCAAGTTTGCGACTATGGCTCGTATGATTAAGCCTCGTCCACGCTACTACAGTGCTGCAATTGTTCGCTCTTTAGAGGAGGAAGGTGAGGATCCGGTTAAGGTTCTGAGTATGAGTAAGCAGCTATTTGACCGAGTCATGCAGACCATGATCGGAGAAGATTTCCAGGATGAAGATGATCCTGATAACACGACGATGATCTCTTTGGAAAGAGGTAACGACTTTAATATTCGCGTAACGAAGCAAGGTCAGTGGCCTAGCTATGTTGAGTCTGCGGGGAAGTATAAGAAAACTCCAGCAGCCAAGACGGATGCTTTAATTGCTCAGTACGTGGATAATGATTTGAACATCAAATCTCTTGGTGAGATTGATAGCTACGAAAAGGGCAAGGAGATCACTATGACTCTCGAAAGCTCTCTTAACCCCGTCAAAACTGAAAGCACTCCCCCTTGGAGTGATGACGAGGGAGGATTACAAGTATGATGATTAAGAAGTTTTGGTTGACTGGCCTGCTTGCTATGATGATGGGCCTAATGTGTGCGTCGTGCTCTCTTGTTGAGAGCCTGTTTGAAGATAAAGTTGTTACCACTATTGGTAACGTGAGACCAGAAGCTCGTGCAGGTGCAATTCCTGCCGATCTGGGAGCACTTCCACCAGAGGTGGCTGGAAAGTTGGCTAGTAGTGGGGAAACCCTCGTAGTCGTTGATAAGAATGATGTGTTGGATCCTAATAGTGATGTCGTAGATATCATGGACCCAGGTTCGGATGCTCTAGATTCAGTTCTCAGCATGGGCCTAGGTGCGCTTAACTCAGTCTTCCCAGGTGTTGCAGCTTTGGAAGGTTTGGGACTACTCTTCTCAAAGAGAAAAAGAAAGCACTATGGTACAGCCGTAAAAGCCGCTGTTCCTGGTAACGGAAAGGTTGAGTTGAAGGATGCTGTAATGTCTTTAGGAAAGGCACTTGGAGTTGCACATAGTTCGAATGGATCGAAGAAAGTCTTCGAGGAAGAAGTGGAAAAGCCAGTAGCTACGGCATAAAAAATAAACGTTAGCGT